TGGTACCAGTGCAACAAATCAGATAGTTCACTGTCTTCAAGAATGACCTGCGAAGCATTCTTCTGATGAAGAGTACGGGCGTTGTCGATCTTGATAACGTCACCCGGTTCGACACCAAGTCTGTGGGCGATCTCCCCGACTGCCTTGTTTCCCCCCTCACCCAATCTGAACTCATCCAAAATCTCGAACAAGGCAGGTTCGTCTAACCCTTCACGAGTCAGTTTGCTGACATCAAGGGCACCGCTTTGGATATCATCCCAGATGCGAGCCTGAACATAGTTTGTTTGCTTTGCAACATACTGGGAAGCCATGCGTGCCATATCGGCACGGACATCTATGGGGAACTTGTCGAAATCAAGTATCCCCCGCATGTACCCTTTGGTCTTCATCCACTGTGACCCGAACACACCGATCTTCGGCAGCCACATTGCTTCTGGATCTACGCCACCCAACTTTGTAGCGATAGCATTCCATCCCTCACGGTCCTTGAGGAAGTCCCAGTACCCTTGCTCATGGGCCAGAGTAGAGAACGGCATATCAACTGGAACGAGGGTTTCACCTACCTCCAAAGGACCGCTATTGGGGCTACGGTGGATTATGTCACCGGTATCGTCAACAACTGAATACCATTGCCCGTTGCGTCGTGACCGATGCCACATTTTCATGTCATCCATAATCGCATTCAACGCAGGCAGATCCCTCAACAACAAGTCAAGTTTAGTACCTTTACCGAATGTTTCCAATTCCAGAATCCGCCATTCCGCGTTACTCAGATCAGGGTTAGCAGCCTTCAACGCATCATGTATATCTATTTCCTCAAACACATCAGTAACCCGGTCAATCAACTTGTTGATCGCACGGCCCTGAGCGCGGATATTTAGATTCGTGGCAGCCAGCGTCTTCCAACCAGCACCGTCGATCCACTTGCGGACCTCCGTAGCAGCATTAGTTACTTCTCCAGTAACACTATTTGTGATATCCAACTTACCCCACCCGTACCCCAACGGGCCTCTATCGGCACGCTGCGCTATAGCAACACGCCGAAACAAATCAACCGTATCGGTACCCTGCCCGCCACGCATACCAGCACGCGCCGCCTTCGCTATCTTGCCGTAGAAACCCCCAACCCAAGTCATCGGATCCAACAAGATTTCCGTAGCCAACGACCCCATGACACCAATCACCACTGCTGGCTTGGTGCCGGGTCGCACATCCCACGGCGTAGCCTTATTCCATGCGCGCACAGACGCATCAGGCATCGTCAGCCTGCCGCTCTCAAGGATCTCTAATGCCTGAACCGAATCATCATCGGCAAGACGCTCATACCAGTCTTGATACATCTGGGTGGTCTGCGCCGGATCCTGACCTCCACTAATCGTTTCGAAATAGTTGTAGACGCCCTGTGGGCCTTCACGAATCCACAACTTCAGCAACTTCGTTTGGAGTCCACCAACCTTCTGGACGGAAGCATTGGTTGTCATCCGGTAGAAGGAACCATCCTCCAACTGGCTGGCATCCCAAGCCTTCTTCCAATCGCCGGGATTGGAGAACTCTGCTCCGCCGCGCTCCGCCATGTACGCCAACGAACGACCGGTATGGGTAGCGAACCGTGACGGCTTCATCACAAGGTTTTCCCACACGTTCTTAGCAGCGAAACCAGCGACAGATCCCATAGCCCTAATAGGGGCCATACCGATCTTTACCGGATTACCGAAATGCTCCTCAGGTAGCAGAGGAATATCCCAAGTAAACATTCGATGCAGCAACCCCTCCGGATCCTTCTCCTCCGGCAACTCATACCCGGCACCACGCAACAACCGTTGAACCTGCGGAGTCAACTGGACGAACTCACCAGTCTGCATCTGCGTAGGCAAAGCCTCCATCCGCTTCTTCATTCCATTGAACTGGACCTGATCGACCGCCCCAAGGAACTGGTCAACCATGTCCTCGTCAGACAACGGTCCCATCGCAGCAGCAACTATCGAATCCGTATCGACATCAAGGAACCGGCTCGCACCAGTCGCTAGAAGCATCTGCATCCGACGACCATAAATCTCATCATTGAATGCAGACCGGGGGGCGCTCCCCAAGAAGAGATGTTCCCTACGAACAGGGGTAATGGACATTATCCGCCCATCAACTGGGATGCGGCAGACATAATAATCGGATCGCCACTAGCCGCAGCCCAACTCTGAAGCAATTCACTTGACCGCTGCTTAGACGTAGGGGCAATCATCGGCGTAGGTAGGGGACGATTCTCACCGGGAGCCATCAACGGTGTGATCTGCGGGGTGAACCCGCGTGCAGCCTCTACCGGCAGAGGGGCCTGTGGGGCCGCTGGAGCCTGTGGAACCGCAGAGATGGGAGAGGATAGCCCTCCACCCACCGAAGCCTTCTGAGGTAGCGGTATGGCCTGCTGGGCCTGAATGTTGTCGCTGACCTCACCGTAGGCGGCACCAGCCTCCAAACCGGGAGAACGCGGGGTCTGAGTCTTCTTCGCTCTAGGCATCAGCCAGCCCTCAGAGCACTAACCAACTGTTCAGCCGCACCCGGCGAGAACTCACCCGTCGGTGGTGCCCCCTGCGGAGCCATACCCTCCGGTCCTGCCGCCAAACCGGGAGCCTGCTGAGGTGCCATAGCCATACCCTCTTCCGGGGCAGGTGCTATAGCAGCCTGCTCCGCCCGTATCTCAGCATCCGCCTTTTCGATGGATTCAAAGATATCAAGACCCTTCTTGCGATGCTTCTCAATTTTAGAGACATACAGAACAGGCAACTGACCCGACAAAGCCTGCTGCTGGATTGCGGCCATAACCGCCTCCTCCAACTGCTCCTCATCGACACGGCGTCCCTCCATCTCCGGATCCTCAATGTACGGGTGCTTAGTACGGAAAGTACGGAGGCTGATGCCCTTCATAGAAAGCAACTGCCCCAACTGGATTGTAGTCCCCTGAATGTCAGCACCGGGGATGGAATGCGACACCACATTGTCGAAGATTTCGAAATGCTCATTCGGTGTGAAGTCAACCTGCCCGAAATCGCCGGGGTACCCAGTGAACATAGAGAACTTCTTACTACCGAAATACCCCTTGTACGAAGCAAGAATGCATTCGTTCATATAAGGAAGATGAGCCTCCATAATCTCCTGCATTTCCTGAATGCGCGGATCCATGGCGGCACCCATGAGGGCGTCGATACCTCGTCCGGTACGCAAAGCCCCGTATGACTCACCACCAATTTGAGGTACTGTTCCGGTAGAGATTCGCGCATTGCGCTCCAATCGATCGATTGCATGATTGGTGGACGGATCAGGTGACGACCGGAGTTCTCCGATCTGTTCAGCGTCAAGCAGGACATTTACCTGACCTTCGCGGCCATCTTTCCACTCGCCGCCAACGATCATCGGCACCTGACCCGACCGACCTATGATGTAGCGATCAGGGAAGATTGCCTTCTCCTGCGCCATGATCTCCAAAGCCATCATCTTCGCCATCAAATCAACGATGCCGACAACATTGGAAATGGATGATGCTATTCTATCCAGCGTTACACGTCCGGGCGTGATGACACAAGGCATCCCCGCCTTGTTTGGCGCACGCGACAGTTCCATAGTCGCAGAATGATGGCCGTAAACCTGATTGTAATGTTCGTAACGCGGACCCATTATACCAATAACGATGTGTTCCGAGTCAACCCATTCAACAACATCCCAAAGTTCCTGCCTGCTTTTCTCATCAGGAGGAACAGGGCCACCGTTCTCAGAAGCAGCAGCAGGGTAATGGTTACGTAGCCACGCCCCCGACTTACCGTGAATGAACCCGACGTTGATCGGCGGATCGACATCCTCGTAAGCCTTAGGCTCCGGGTACACCCCGAGAGGATCCCGCACATCGATACGAGGCATACCCCTGTCGAAATCAGGATGAATGACTAGACACGCAGTCGCATACCCAGCCAAATGCCGGTACGCGCGCCTGATCTTCACCTTGTATTTAGACTGGTACCATGTCGCAGCCAACGCCTTACGCCGGATATCAGCGTACTCGCGTGACCGGACACCCCGCTCCTTGGAGCCGTCAACAGCAGGGCAACCAATGAACGGCATAACTGACGCCGCCCGCTGCGCCACCGCATCAATGTTCTCAGAAATAAGAGCAGGTGTCAGCGGAGGAAGAACCGGTTCCCCCTCCATAGAAGGAATCGGAATAACATAATCACCGTTGTATCGTTCCTTGACTTCCAACATCCGCTGAAGTAGAGCAGACCCATTCTGCTGGCGTTGTTTGACGATCCCAACGATCTCATCAAAGGTATACATCAAAACACCTTGCTGCCGGACATAGTTGACCCCCACGGTAGTCCCTTGTAGTTGAATTGTGAAGTATCCAAAGCAAATGATTGCTTGCGCTGGCGATACAAGATCCAGATAAACCACAGGGCCATAACCTGATCCTGTCGAAGTTTCGTTCCACGCTTCAAAGGCCGCCACGCCTTCAACTGCCGGATCAACTGATCCGCTTGGTGACGGGTCGAAGGATCATCCGCGTATGCGATATCGATCTCGCCACGCATGAACGATAACGCCATCGATGGGACACCAATCGTTTCATCATACTTGTTCATACCGGTTAGATGCTCCCGCACCCTGAACCCGTACCGTTGCGTCATTTCGATCAGGCGTTCGTCACGAGATAGCCCCTTCTGGAACACCATCGCTTCAATAATGACATCCGACACGCTGCTACCATTCCGGCCACACTGAAGGACGGCCTCCTCCACAATGCCGAGGATCTGTTCATTACGGGTTAGCCCAGTATCTTCCCGAATGAAAAGTATTTTAAGTTTCCCTTCGTGCGGTGTAGCAGCAATAACACAATTGTTAGAGCCAAGAGCGGGATCAACCCCAATATAGACAGAACAATCCTTAGGCGGTTCATGGTTCACTGACCTCAACGGGTTTAGGCACTTCTGAATAGAATCATCTGTGAAGGTTGCCGCAGCCGAAGAACTAGGTTCCTGCATATAGTTACGGGACCAC